AGAACGCATCCTTTTCGGATGTAATTCATAACGGTTTGAAAATGGACTCCCAGGATTGCGGCCGTCTCATCTACGGTGAGGTATTGCGGTGATTCGGTAGTTTCTGGCATTTTCCCCTCTCTTAATCTTGTAAATGCTTGCGAAAAATGGATGCGTTCTTCTCCCCAGCAGCAGCCCCAGCAGCAGCCCCAGCAGCCCAAGCAGCAGCCCCAGCAGCATCCCAAGCAGCAGCCCCAGCAGCCCCAGCAGCAGCCCCAGCAGCCCAAGCAGCAGCCCCAGCAGCAGCCCCAGCAGCCCAAGCAGCAGCCCCAGCAGCCCAAGCAGCAGCCCCAGCAGCAGCCCTTTGTTCCTCGGTAATCAATCCGTTTGCAAAGTCCCGAGCCGCTTTGATTGCTTCTGATGGCCTATTATCTGAGGGATAATGCTTATTCCATATCGGCAACACTTCTTCTGCGAAATCAGCAGCTATCAATCGCGCTACTTTGTCGCAGTTCTGTTGAGTGGCTCTTAATGCCCATAGTGCATCCTCGATATTGAGCGTATCGAGGATGGTAATCAAATTGATTGGTTCCGTATCCTTCACGCCTTTAAGAGATTTGCGAAGTTTACGATACGATCCTTCACACGCTCCAGATTTGCGGAGAAGGCGAAATGTAGTAGTGAGTTGCATGTGTTCCCCTTTTTTGGTGCGATATTGCACTACTTTTGAGAGCGATCTGTTTTGCCGGCAGGATACCCGGTGTATGGCATCCTGCCGGCGCGTCACGGGGCAAGGTGGAGGCTAGAACGGTACCTGTTCGATGGTGGTATATCCACCTTCTGTACCGCGACGGTGAATCTCGAACCGTTCCGGCGCTATCCACGATTCTGCAGGTCCGACCGCGATATAGTTCTGGATCAACTCCTTCGCCTCATAAACCGAGGCGACTTCCCCGACGATCTGAAACCCATCCAATCCATCAATGCAAACCAGAATTCCGTAGCTCATTGGCGTTTCTCCTTTGTTGGCTGTTGGCTGTTCCTTGGGTGTGCTGCGGTTGATCCGCTTACGGTAAGGACCGCGCGGGGGAGGTTAAAGGCTGACGTATTGATCGTTGCGCCATACCTGCAATAGCTGGCGGCAAGGAAGTTGCTCTATGCTCCGCGCAGCTTGGCGGTAGGCATCGTCATCATCTTTAGCGCCGATCATCACAAATCCAAAAGGACCGTTGTAGCGATACGACACAAAGCCACGATCTGCGCAAGGTTTTTCCCAATATGGACGCTGCTCAAACATTTTTACTTCTCCTTATTTGGTTGATTACCGCTCTTGATCTGTCTGGCGGGTTACGTACCGCCCGAGGTTACCAACCTCACGCTCCACTTACCGTGGATGCGGCTCGGCGGAGATTACTCCAAAACAATCTTCGGCTGGTGCTGTGCGATGAAGTTTTTTACAGCGATCTCGCCACGCGCTTTAGCCGCTGGATATGCAAACCGCGCCTTGCGTGCCGCTTGCCACGCACCTTGGTAAATCCCTGCCAACCTTTCAGTATCGGAATCACTGAGGCCGATTGCGCGCTCAATCAAGGAGGGCTTGCTCGCCTTCCACGCTTCCACCATTTCCATCTGCTCGTTTGCCATTTTTCGTTCTCCATGAGGCCGGTTGCCTCTGATGTATTTAAGGTATTATCATTATCAAAGGTTGTCAAGGATTATTATCGATTATCAGAGATTATTTTAGCTATTAATCAAATTCCCCTACGTTGTACAATCCAACCAGAGATGAAACACCCAATAAGGAGCGCACATATGCCACCCGGGAGACCATCAATCAGATCAGAAGCTATTGAAAACGCAATCCTGGATGGGCTTGCAAATGGAATACCGCTCACAACTATATGCCGCAAAAAAGGGATGCCAGGAACATCTACAGTATTTAGATGGGAAGCCGAGGATGAAACATTTCGGGACAATATCACGCGTGCACGTGAGAAATCAGCAGACTTTTACTCTCATCAAATCATCGAGATAGCAGATGAAAAGCCCACTCATGAAGTGCCAGATCCAGATGGTGGAGTGAGCGTGCGGATTGATCCTGCTGGTATCCAGCGCAACAAGCTGCGGATCGAGACGCGCATCAAAATGATGCAAATGCTCAAGCGTAAGACGTACGGCGACAAGTCCACGGTGGCGCTCACAGGCGAGGATGGCGGTCCGGTCAAGTTTATTTTGGAGCGAATTGGCGGTGAACCTACCAAACCAGAGTGATTTTTGGGTACGTTTTACCCGCCTAATCTGGGTATAATGTACCCATGGCAATCATCACAGCACGGTATTGGCAGTGCGACGTTTGCGGTTATTGTTGGCCGTACAGCGAGAGCATTACCCCAGATAGGTGCCGGTCTAAGGATTGCCGCAGCCGGAAGTTCAACAACGGAGGGGGATCTGGTTTTAGGCGACCAGATTTAAATGACACGGCGACAACAGTGCGCCCCCGCTCCACTAGTTTGGAAATAGCGGATAATGCGCTGGCGATTGATCCGGTGGATACGGTAATCCCCGGCCACCATCCAAGGTGCAAGTGCTCTATCTGTGATCCAAAGTGATATCCTCTATCCGAGGTGATCCATGGCAGCTTACAACGCAACATCCCCGGCGGCACTTGCCCCAGGTGAGTCGATCACGCTGAGCAATGCCTCGTTAGGCGCATCAGTCCTGACACAGCAGGTGGGCATCGGGCCGGTCAACGGGTACAACGATGTGCTCACGCTTTTCAACTATTCCGCGGTCGCCCTGACTGTAAACGTCTCGCCCGACGATGCCAATCAAGCCAGCTACCTGCCGCTCAAGTCCACTGACGGCCTAGTGGCGCTTACCTGCGCAGCCAACTCTGCGATCTCGTTTACCACTTCGGCCGCATTTGTGGCTATCGGCGTGGCCAGTGATCCGGGCGCAACCAATATCATCCTGAGCCGATGAGGGAGCCCTTAAAGCTACGCTTGCAGCCAAAGCAAGCCGCGCTCATGGACGCCATGGAACTCCTCGGACTAGATATCCCTACCACTATCGGATGGGGTGGTAGCCGAGGAGCTGCCAAGTCTGGAGGTTTGAGGCGTGTCTGTCTGGCTCGTCGCATGGCTCACCCCGGTACAAAGGCTGTCATAATTCGCAGGGTTTACAAGGATGTCAAAGAGAACCATATCGATAAATACCTCGAAGAGTACCCGATTCTGCGCGAATACTACAGCATCAGCAATGAGACAATCACAATCCCAACATCGGGCGCCCCATCCCCGATCCTGTTTCGATACGCCGAGAATCTGGAGTCAGTCAAGCGTCAGTTCATGGGACCAGAGTACTACGACATATTCCTTGATCAGGCCGAGCAGTTCTCAGAGCAGGAACTCAGGATCATCAAGACCACCAATCGCGCACCCAACCGCAAGCAGGGTGAGTGCAAGATGGCGCTTTTCTTCAATCCCGGCGGTATTGGTACCGAGTATCTGCGGCGCATCTTCTGGCAGAAGCGGTTCGAAGGGTCAGAGCGTTCGTGCGATTACCAGTTCATTCAGGCTTATGGGTGGGACAACTATGTATGGTTTGATGGACTTGGATACTCCGAAAAGGAATTCTATGCTCTTTCAAGCGATGAGAGGTTCGAGCTATTCATCACCAAAACGCAGTACGGCAGGGATCTGAATGCGCTTCCCAAGGCTCTGAGGGCAGGTCACTTACTCGGAAATTTCGAGTCGTTCGAGGGTCAGTATTACGCTGGCGTATGGGATGAGTCGCGTCAGATCCTCACAGATAGGCAGGTAGACGATCTATTACAGCCGTGGTGGACATGCTGGATAGCTATCGACTGGGGATTCGCTCACCACGCTTGCGCTCTCTGGTTTGCGTCTGGCAAGGTCAATCCGGCAAGGTTTAAGGCTGTTTTCGGGGTGGAAGTATCTCACGAGATTGAGGTGGTAGTCTGCTACCGGGAACTGGTGGTGAGCGAGACAGAGGAGCAGGATCTGGCAGGGCAGATCGTTGACAACACTCCATCGTCAGAGCGCAAACTCATCAAGTCCATATTCCTCAGCCCTGACGCATGGCAAAAGCGGGGAAGCGCCAACGCCATCGCCGACACGATGAGTGATGTGTTCCGCAAAGGATCGCTTCCGATGGCGTACCCTGCCCAAGATGAGCGCATCGGAGGTTGGCGTCTTCTTTACTCGCTATTCAGGTCTAGCCATGATGCCTATGAGAAGGATTATGAGCAACATAATGAACTGCTTACGCCGATGCTTTTTATCAGCCCATTGTGCTGCAATGTGATGGAAGCGGTTCCTCTGGCGATGCGCGACGACAAGCACCCAGGGAGGCTCGAAGACGTTCTAAAGACCCCAACCAAGGCCGATGATGTGCTAGATTGCTTTGCGGGGAACACTCAGGTTTATTGCGAGTATGGCCCGAAGCGCATAGATCAAGTGCAACCAGGGGATATGGTATGGACTCGCGCTGGATTGCGCCCCGTTGTGCAGCAATGGAAGGTACGAAAGAACGCTAGAATCGTGCGTGCCACGTTCTCAGACGGGACACAGATTCAATGCACTCCAGAGCACAGATTCCTCACACAGCGTGGATTCGTGCCTATCGATACTTTGCGATACGATGATATACTTATGTCATGGACAGCATTGAATTCAATGGCAGGAAGTATACAAGAAACAAAGCAGGATACTACCGCGCTAGCAGACGTTTCTATCACCGCGACCTGTGGGCAAGCATCCACGGACCAATACCACCAAAGCATCACATCCACCATCGAGATGAAGACCGAGAAAACAACTCAATCGAGAATCTGGAGTGCCTCCCCGGAGCAAAGCATCTCAGCGACCACCACAAAGGGAAATGCACAGACGCGATGCGAGCAAATCTTGATCGAATCCGAACCTTGGCATCTATCTGGCACGGAACCGATGCAGGAAGGGCGTGGCATAGTTCCAACGCAAAGGGCCGGACTCTTCCGCGAACTGATCGGATATGCGAAGTATGCAGTACGAGTTATTCAGGGATTTATCGGCAAAGATTCTGCTCCAATGCCTGCAAATCTCGCTTCCGCCGCGCCTCACTTTTGGACGACGTCCTTCGCAAATGCGCTGTCTGCGGTTCTTTCTTCCGCATCGATAGATATTCAAGGCAAAGGACTTGCGGTCGGTTATGCGGTTCGGCTTCTGCGGCTGGAAAATTGCGGATTCGAGGACGTTTACGACCTTGAAATTGAAGGCAAGCACGAATTCTTTGCGAATGGGATTCTAGCTCACAATTGTCTCCGGTATGGTGTAGCGAGTATGCTTTCTCCGAAGGTTTCCGCTCCTATTTCCGTGCAAGCAAAGGAGCTTTGGGATAGACTTCCAGCAGAGAATCCCGAGCAGGTTCAAGGCAGGGCGATGGCAATGCTCAAGTTCGAACACGATGCGCGGAAGACCAAAAGGAGGGCAACATGGGCACATTGATTCTAAGTTTGGCGCTGGCGGTGGTATCGGCGGTTGCCGGTATTGCGGTGCTTGAAGTGTTCAGGCTGCGGATTTCAGTAAAAGACTGGGAACAGACTGTAAAGGGGATGGGTGAGGCCCATAAAAAGGATCTGATCGAAGCCCACAATGAGATTGAAGCAATGCGCACGAGGGCTATACTGGCAGAGAAGAGGCTTCGTCAGGAAGGGCCTACATCTGGTATCCCCAAGGCTCGAAGCGCATCCAGTATCCGGTCCATGAATGATAGGTACAATGAAGATGTGATTGAGAAGGAACAAGAGCGGCTGGCAAATACCAGTTCGCGGGTTTGAGGAGACGATATGCCGCGTGATGCAGGTGGTAATTTCCATGTCGGAGGGCTTCGGCCCTTAGGTAAAGAAGGCAAGTTGCCGATGGGTAAACCAAAGGAAAAAGCGGCAGTTGCTGGTCCCCCCGATCATGTCAATGGGAACGGAACGAGCAGCGAAAAGGTTACCACTGTTCATGAACACGGTGATGGAACCTTCCACACCGATCCTGACGGCAAGCAACATGCCAACATCGGAGAGTTGCACGCACATCTTTCCAGCGTCCACGGCGAACCAGGAGCGAAGCATTTCCACGCACACACTGATGGAATGTCGGCGCATTCGCATTCGGTTGAGTCTGGTGGAGAGTCAGATAACCGGGATCATGACCCGGACAACCTTGAAGCGTTGAAATCCCACATGAACGAATTCCTCGACGAAGAGGGAAATGAACCCAAAGAGTCTGGTGGTGAGGCAGGTGAAACTGACTCGCACGAGGGCTTGATGGGATTCCAAGGGTAGCCGACTGGTCGAAGGACTGACCAGCGGAGCAGGAGAACCATAGGGGTGATACATGCCACTTTCTCGTTTTGCAAGTCAATATCCGGCAACGTCCTTCGCGTATGGCACAGCCTACGCCCCGGCGCTGCAAGTCGTGTCCGGTCCAAATGCGTCTGGCGCTGGAAGCCTGACTCTGGGGTTTGGGTACTTCATCACCACAGACGGCATCCAAGTCAACGCTCCGCTCAACACCAATGCGCCCATCAATGTCGGCATCGGATCTTCGATTGAGACGGTCACCCCGAGCGGAGTATCGAATTCCACTCCTCAGCAGTTCGGCACCTCGACCGTCACGGCAACCTTTGGTCAGGCTCACGGCAACGGCGATCAGGTTCGCTCTGGAACCTATGGCTTGCAGGAGGCGATCAACTATGCCAACTCGCAGGGCGGTGGTCAGGTTCTGGTCGATGCGGCATGGACTCAGTTGGGTGGAACCAGCGCGGTCCTGAATGCGGCTGTTCTTCCGGCTAATGGAACGGTTTCGATTCTCGATATCCGCTCTGGGAACAGCGCCATTTCGACGGTTACGGTACCGATCACCAATGCGCAGGTGCTGGCGATGTTCACCACACCGATCCAGCTGGTTGCTGCTCCTGGCGCTGGCAACATGATTAACGTGATCGACATGACGGTCGAGAACGTGTTCTTGACGGCAGCATTTGCGGCTGGCGGTGCGATCCAGGCGTCCTACGGCGCCGGTGTTACCACTCCCGCAACGGCAACCATCGCCACTACGTTCCTGACTGCTCCAGCGGCCAACCAAGTCATCAAGGTGGCTGGTGCTCTGGCGTCGGCGCTTTCGAGTGCGGTTCTGAATACGGCCGTCAACCTCACTTGCGCAACGGCAAACTTTACCACTGGCGGCGGTTCATTGATCGTGAAGCTCCGCTACGCAGTCCAGACAGGATTCTAAGCTATGCCGTTCGTATCTAAGCAGCAAGAGAAATGGGGCCACTCACCAAGTGGCCTCGCTGCTTTGGGTGGTAAGGCTAAGGTGGACGAGTGGCAAGCCTCCACACCAAAGGGATTGCCTGAGCGGGTTGGGAAGCTCCATCCTGCACGAGTGAAGAAAGGGACAAAGATATGATCTACGATGGATCTCCAGCAGTTGATCCCAAGTTCAAGGCAGATTATCCTTCCGCCAAAGCATTCATGCATCTTTCCCGCTCTCCTTCTGGGGATTTCTACAATGACATAACCGCAACCTCCGCAGTGCTATTTCCAAATCCAAATGTTGATCCGGGATGGGGAATAATTGCTGGAGAGGATCTACCAATCGCTTCAGACCCATCCGCGCAAGCACTGGTAGACAGCCCAATCGAAGAGGTTCCAAATGTCACTGGCGAAGCATTGGATCAGCAAGGCAGTTAAGCGTCCTGGCGCATTGACCGCTGCGGCATCTTCGCATGGCGTGTCAAAATTGCAGGAAGCTGAGAAGGAATCGAAGTCCAGCAACCCGCATATCCGCGGTCGTGGCCAACTTGGATTGAGGTTCATGAAAGGCAAGATCTGATGAAGTCCATTGCGGAACAGCGTATTGATTGCGTATCCGAGCAACTTCACGACTACGAGGCAGGACGCATCAAGAAGATCGGATGCCCATACTGCGGTCGGACAATCAAGTATGGGAAGATGTGCTGTCATTTCATGGCAAAGGCCGTTAAGATCGTTCTGGATCGCGAGAAAGTGCGTCTTGAGAATGACTTCATGGCGAACGTTTCGACCAATATTCTGAGGGTGAACTGATGAATCTAGTTGATGAGATTGTGAGTCCTGGAGAAAGACCTCGCGAGGAATCATTCAAGATTACAATAAGATTGCGTACGCGCAGTGAGGGGAATTTGAAAGTTGGAATAGATCGCTGTCCAACGTATTGTTTTAGATGGTCAACTGCTTCAGAGGAAGCTTTCAAGGAAAGCGGTAACTGAATGGGAACTTCGCTAGCGACTCATCCCGAACCAGCCGAGCAAGAGTACGAAGATACCGGATACGGTGATCGCAACGAGAAGCTACCTGAGCAACTACAGCGGGTGGCTGTTGCTTTGTTGCGGGAGTTACAGCGCCGCGACTTGTACGACCGTCGCATCGAGGTTTTGAAGGATCGGTTGCATCGGTTCTACTCGGATGGGATTCAGCACGTTTTCCCCAATTACGGAACAGGAACATATCAGATCGGAACGGCTGGAGGCTATGTTGACATCGGGAACAAAACGATTCAATGCCCCGACTACATGGGAGATTACAACGTTGTCTTCTATCCGAACCAGAGATCGCTGGAGGCGGTTCTTACGCAGAATCCGCCGGGTATCGACTTCGAACCAGATGACCCAAGCCTTACCGAGGATATCGAAGCGGCAGAAGTCGCCGAGGGATACCGAATAAAGTTCGACAATTCTAACGACGTCAAGGGAATACAGCTTAAAGTAGCGCGAATGTTCTGTCTGTCTGGAAGGACAATCATCGAAGTTGAAACCGAGTCCAACTCTCAGAAGTGGGGACTCAACGATGCGGGTAAACCGCGCAAGATGGAGACTGGAAAGGTCTTCGGAACGCTTGAATCCAAGGTTCCAATCTACGCGAAGGACCAAGACACTTGCGCATTTGTCATTCTCTTCGATGATCCTGATGTTTTGACAGCAAAGTCCGATTATCCGCAGATCAGGACCAAAATTGCAGGTGGTCAGGGGTCACCGGCAGAGTCCGATTGGGAACGGTGGGCGCGTCTTGGAGTCCGTCAGGCACGAAAGAGTTATTTCCTCAATGGAGGATCGCTTTCATTCGTCACAACCAAGACAAAAGCATATCTCAGGCCGGAATGCTACGAGTCTGACGTGTGCGATGCCGCTTGGAACGAGACAAACGAGTCCGGCGAACAGATGACGGTGCGCGATAAGCTCAAGGAACTGTTTCCCGATGGCTGGTGCATCACTCTGATCGGTGAAAACTACGCTGAATCGTGGAATAAGTCTCTCGATGACGCGGTTGTGATCGGTTTTCCGCGTGAAGGCGATGGAATGACAGGCAGGGCCATGACCGAGGGCCTTGTCGTCGTCCAGGATAGCTACAACGACAAGAAAAATGCAGAGAGGGAAGCCTATGAGAAGGGTTGGCCGTCCACTTGGGTATCGGGTCAGGCTGTTGATTATGATGCGCTTCTTGATCAGCGATCCGAGCCGTATGCTTTCCATGAAATCAAGGAATTGCGTCCAGGGCAGAGCATTGAACAGGTAATTTATCGCGAACCTGAGATGAACCTATCCGCGACGTTCATTCAGTCAATGGAAGAGGACTCAGGTTCCCTCCCGCAGAAGATTTCAGGAGCATTACCTGCCCTTCAGGGTGAAACGCAGCCCGGTGACCACACGGCCAGCAAGACAGCCATGGATCGGTCACAGGCAATGGGTATGCTGGGCATGGCATGGGCGCAGATGCAGAGAATGTTTTCCAGAATGTACTATATGGCTGCTTTGGCTGCGACAAACAACCCAGACCACTCGGAAACCATCGTTGTACCCTCTGCGGATGGTCAAACGAGCAAGTTTCAGCTTGCGAAGCTGAGTAAAGGTCACTTTCACTGCCATCCGAACACGGATTCAAGTTTCCCAGAGTCTACGGCGGCAAAGCGTAGCCAGATGGATTCAATTCTTCAGTTTGTTGCCACTTCTCCGGTCGGTTTGACGTTCCTTGAGTCGCCGGATAACTGGTACGAGATTCTGAAGCTCAAGGGCTTCCCGGAACTGACATTGACCCCGGCAATGGCCTACGAGAAGCAGACGGCAGAGATTGAAATCCTTCTGCAAGAGCAGCCGATCCCACCTGACCCGCAAATGGTCGAGCAGATGCAGATGCAGCACGCTCAGGCCGCAATGCAAGCCGAAGCGATGGGCCAACCGCCTCCTCCGTTCGAGGAACCGCAGCCACAATGCTCTCTTCCTGTCGGGAAGTACGATTACCACAAGTGGGAGTTTGCAAAGTGCAAGGAATTCTTGTCTTCGGAGCGCTGTCGTAGGGAATTGGCAACAGGTGGGCCGGAACAGCAAGGAAACCAGCTCGGAGTCAAGAACGTGGAGCTTCATGCCGGTCTTCACGAGCAAGCTATGATGATGGAGACCATGCAGCAATCAGCAATGGCCCCACAGCCTCAAGGCCCACAGCAGACTGGTAAAGCCCCTGCTGGACACGCACCAGAGGCCGCAACGAGTGTACAGAAGGCGTCAACCCCTCCAGGAGGGGCGACGGTTTAAAAAGGAGAATCAATGGGAAGCATGGCATCAGCAATCGCCGAACCAATCGGAGAAGCATCGGAACCGATTGAACCTATCGAGTCGGTAGAAGGTGGAGAAGAATCCTCCGAATCTACTGAGGGTACAGAAACGGAAACTCAGGAATCATCGGTCGATCCTAAGACTCCTCTTTTCCAGCAAGCACGCCCTGCACTCGACAAGATCAAGGCAGAGAATCCTCAGCTTGCCAAGCAGATCACTCAGGCCCTCATCCGTGACGCAAAGGCATCTCAGGCATTGCCAGATGGCTACCAGAAGGCTGCGCAAGTCATGAAGGACGTGGAGAGCCTTGCTTACCCTGGCAGCGAAGGACAGCCAATCGAGCAGGTGTTTACCGCCGTCAAGAGCGAATTAGCAGGGTGGCGCGACTTCGACGCAAAGATATCCGCTGGTGATCCATCTGTGCTTGAAGAATTGGCGACGGCATCCCCTGAAGGATTCCAGAACCTTGTGCCGGCTGCTTTGGAGCGTTACGCGCAGATCAATCCAGAAGCGTATTCGACGCTGGTCACAAAGGCAGTCGTGGCCGACATGCACGCCTCGGAGATTCCACTTCAGTTGCGGATGATGGAAGCGTTCATTCCTCGTCTTGCGGACTCACCAGAGAAGACGGAAATAATCAAGGCATACAACGCTCTGGTGGAATGGACAAACAACCTTACCGCGCACTCTCAACGGCAGATCAAGGCCGTCAAAGGGCAGGAGAAGGCGCCAGACGGTAGCCAGGATCAGCAGCAAGTTCAGGCGTCCCGCGAAGAAGGATTGACCCGCGAACTCTGGAATACGAAATCCAATGGATTCGGTATTTCTCTGATCCAGAAGGAATCGACTCGACTAATGCCGGGAATATCTGAGTCTGATCGCAACCGGGTACAGGCCAAGGTCGATGAAGAATTGGCCGCACGGTTCACGGTCGATCAGAAGTTCCGAGAGAACATGAACGCCTTCGTCAAGAGCAAGAACTACGAAGGGTACAAGCGGATGCTGCACTCGAAGTATTCGACCATCATCCCCGGAGCAGTTTCAAGGGCAATTGCTGATCTTGGCATCAAGGCTGGAAAGCCAACTCTAACCTCGAAGACGACTCCGACAGTGAAGACGCAAGTTGCAGAGAAGCAGGTAGCTGGTGAGCCGAACTGGGAGAAGATTACCGGTCACCCTCGCACGCAGCAGGGAATGGCTCCGATTGATCTGGTTCGTACAACCTCAGAGATGCTTGCCAAGGGCAGGGGATATTTGAAGGGTGGACGGGCTGTGCGTTGGCGGTAAAATAACCAAAAGGAGAAACAATGATCCAAGATGAAGTGAACAAAAAGATACATGCAGGCACTATGTATTCTGGCCTATGCAATCAGGCTGTTTGTGCTGATTCAAACGAAGCACAAACAGCCGATGACAACTGCCGAGTATCAAAAATACAAACTCGGCGCAAACATCGCTAATGCCACCGAGACGAAGGAAAAGTCTGAGAGAGTCCTCGACATTCTCACCCGCCATCCAGAGTTCCACGAGTTCATTGAAGTTCTTCGAAGTGGACTCATTTAACGGTAGGTGTAATATAGTTGCAGAGTTGCCCCGGAGTGACAACCGGAAAGCGGCGAAAGTCTGACGGCTCGGAAAGACGAGCAATTGAACTTCGAGATTTGGACGACATGTTAGGCATGACCATCTAAGGTGGACCTCTCGCGAAGTGGAAAAATCGGAAGCTGATCTAACCCGCACAAGTGGCGTGGTTCATCGAGCAACCGGCAAATTCACTTTTATAAAGAGGCATCATGGCCGTTGCAGATGTATCCCAATCTCTCGCTCTCCAGCAGGAATATGTTCGCCCTGAACTGGAAGACTTGTCCCTTAGTGCATCCGTCCTCTGGAAGCGCATCGAAGAAAACACCAAGATCAAAGCAGTCTCGAACCGTCCTTCCCGCGTTCCTACCATGCCCATCCGTGGTGGCAAGGGTCGCCGTGGATCTCTGGATGGTGGAGACATGGGCATCGGTTCTGGTCCCCAGACCGTTCCCGGAACTGTGTCGCCTGTCACGTTGATATATGCTGCCAGTTACACGAAGCTCTCGGAACTGGCAACCGATACCGACGAAAAGGCAATCGAGAACTTTGCCACCGAAACGCACCAGATGGCGGCTGAGAACTTCGCCGGGTACATGGATGCGTGGCTGCAAACGGCTGGCGATGATGCTCTCGATTCGATTGTTTCTCTCCAGACTTCGGGCAGCAATACCATTGGCTTCGCTGTCAACTGCGCCAACCTCTTCCAAGACGATCAGGACATCGACATCTGGACTTCCACTTCGGGCAGCGGTACGTTTGTGGCGACTGTCACAGTTGAGAGCGTTGACATTCTCTCTAACGTGATCTGGCTGCTCAATCCGATCCTGACTTCGACCGTTTCCGCCGGATACAAGCTCTGCATGAATGGCGCATCCGGCCAGCCCAACTCGGGACTGTTCGGTATCCGCTTTTTCCACGTGAGCGCCAATACCGGCAACTGGCTCAATGTTCAGCGGTCTGCTTACCCTGGCAAGTACAATTGCCCGTCTGTGGCCGTCAATGGTCCTCTGACCCCGGCATTGGTACGCGCTCTGGAATCGCAGCGTGAACTCTCCCTCGGAACCAAGAAGGCTGATGCGGCTGAGACTGTGGCCCACTCCAACGTCGATGTGCGCAACGCATGGGAGCAGAATGCTCTTCTCGTCCAGCGTCTCGACTTCAACGCGATCAAGGGTGATCGCTCTGCGGATATGCTCAAGGCGAAAGCCCCGGATCAGATCGGTGGACGCGAGAACCTTGTGAACGTTCGCGCTCTCCCTGGTTTCCTCGACTATCTGGCGCTCAAGAATTGGAGCCGTGTTGAAACTGTCCCGGTGGACTTCTACTCGGTAGGCGGTCAGACGCTGTTCCCGATCTACGGTCAGAGCGGTGGCCTCGCTTCCAGTCTGGTTTTCTACCTCATCTGGATGGGGCAAGTAATCAATGTTCAAAGCCGTCTTGACGCATTTGCTTCGGGCATCACGATCCCCAAGGGTGTGTTTGGAAAATAGCCGAAACTAAAGGAGTTGCGGTTATGATAGCTCAGTCTGAAAGTATCATCGGAGCGCCAGAACCTCGCCATCATCCTACACCGATGGCGAGGCATGGCCTCAACCCGTTCAACGAGAACATGTGGAGAATTGTATTTGCTCCATCGGTTTTCACGCTGATTGGTGGCAAGTGGCCGGATGGATCAGTGGAGTATCGCATCCGTCCAAAGTACCGAGATTTGGGCGATGTTTGGGTGCTTGAAAAGTGGATATCCGCTTTTGAAGATTCAGGCATGACAGAGGCTACATACAACTACCTGATGGCCGACAACGAAACAGGATTACTTCCTGGTGGTCCTTATCCTCACCGTGGCGTATATCACCATGTCCATACGTTCGAGCAGGTTGCTCCGGGTGACTGCAATGTGGATTGGATTATCGGAATCATCGCAAAGGCGAAGTCCAACGATCCAGCGCAAGTGAAACAGGCTATCGATGAGCATTATCAGGATCAGGCCAAGAAGAAACACCAGTTGGGAATCGATAAGCTTGTGGAGGCCCGTCCAGCGTTCGGGATGAGGGCTGCAAGCCTTCCCAATGGCGGTATTCACACGACGAAGAAGTTCAATTTCGATCTGACCAGCGCAGATCTACGGGGCAAAGTCCCAAGAGTCAACAGTGCTGGAGTTTCACGACAAAAAGGAGCGTAGCAAATGGGATTGACTAATTCAGCAGGAAAGATGGTCACTGCTCAGGATGCGGCGGCAGATGTTCGCCAATTCCAGCGCACGACCAATACGCGCATAGTTCATCCGATGAAACCATGGATCGCCGAAGCCAAAAAGACTCGAATTCATGTGATCAACGTCGGACCATGGGCGCATGAGATTTGGGCAGGAAGCTACGGTAAGTTCATCATCCCGATGTGTCCACTTGATTGCGATTACGTGGAGATGGTTGAGTTCATCGACGGTAAGTGGCAGTCACCTATCTGCGCTGTCCAGACCGAGCAGGTCATCAAGAACGAAGCGGAGATGGAAGAACAGTCCGAGGATGGACGGCAGTTCGCTTGGGAGATTCTCGGCGAAGGGCGCGGCCAGAATTCGGCATTCTCTCTCCGTCATCGTGGATGCATGGTGATCCAAGGCGAGGAGCCAACCAAAGCAGAACTTGCAGAAGCTCGAGCAGCGCTGGAAGAGGATTGCCGACGCATGGTAGCCGAGGCACGCGATCTTTGGGCATCGAATGAGCCGAATGCGCGTCAGGCCATCGTCAAGGGCCGTCATGACGTTGCAGCGCAGATCCTGAACCTCACCGATGAGCCTTGGATAGTTTCTCGGAATCCAGAGGCGCGGCAGAAATGCCCGATCTGCGGAACGATGTCTGAAGCGCAGGTTCTCAAATGCCCAGGGTGCAAAGAGCATGTGTTCGACTATGCGGCCTACGGTGCGATGTTGGCAAAGCAGGAAGAGCAGATCGAAGCAGCAAAGAATGCAGCGAGAAAAGGTAAGTAATGCCAATTCCCCCTCCGGTTACGGTTGCACCCTATGATGGCGTCGAGTCCGTGCTTCAATTGGCACGGACTCGGACCAATGATGCGATTCAGTCTCTCGGGGGGGATGTACTCACTGATACGGCTCCATTCACGCAAACGATGGTCAATGCAGCATGGAGGAAGTTTCAGACCTACCTATCGCAGTTGGGTCATTCTCGATTCAAGCGTAGAACGGTTCTATTCAATCTTCCGAAGTATGCGGCAACTGACCCTTCGCAGCAATGTGCTTTGTCTTGGACATATTACTTCGATGGCGTGAGCTTCTACTTTCCTCCAGCGAGTGCAGTTTTGCCGCAAGACTTCATTCTCCCATTGAAGATTTGGGAGAGGCATTCGGCAACCGGAAACAATGCGATTCCATTTCCTTCTGAGCCGATGGGCCAGGCGTTGGATGGACTTCCGAATCGACCATATCCGCAAGCGTGGAACGGAGTATGGGAATGGCGTGATGACGCGATTTACTTCCCTGGCTCTCAATACGCAATGGACTTGGAAGTCGAGTACGCTGCATTCCTGCCAGACTTCAACGCTGCTCTGGCATCGGCTCAGGGTGTAGCGAATTGGTACGATTGTAAAGTTCCAATCATGCGGTGCTTATCTCCTTTCTCGTTATACTTATGCGCTGAGGTTTCAGTCGGTCGAGCGGATATGGATACTGCCACTTTCAAGACCGAAGCAGAGGATGAAACAAAGCAATTGTTCAACATCGAGGCCAAGCAAAAGCAGCGCACTACCACCAGCCGGAAACGGTTCAGTTCTCAGATCCGACCATCGGGAAATTGTGCAGGAAGATCGTACTAGGAGGATTCATGGCAATCACTTTGACGGAAGTACCTTTACTCGGCAATCCAGATGTGACGGAGAGAAACACCTACGCATTGTTCTCTCTCACTCTGTCTGGAAACTATGGCGGCGGCGCAACGCATGGCGATACGGTCAGCTTTGTGAACTTCTCCGATTTTGGTTCCGATCAGATTCCCTCGTGGGTTGATATTTGGGAGCAACCTGCGGCAGGAGCAGCGCCATCGTTTTATCTGGGCATCTATTGTCCCGGTACGACTCGCGACAATGGCGTGACGAACTTCTCGCTGAACGGAACTGAGTTCACTCAGGGAAGTGCATACTCTGGAGCTTTGGCTACCGCAAAGTTCTTCGCTCTTGTCTGCTTCCCGACTTTCGTTTAGAGGAAACCTATGTCTTTCAGTCCTGCGGGTGCTGTGGCAGTACAACTGACTGTGTTTGGGAGTTGGGTTTGCGAAATGGATCCCAACTCGCTACCAGAAGGTGTGTCACCCGACTGTCAGGATATGACCTTTGTGCCTGGTTCTACCAGCGCAAGGCCCGCCCTCCAGAAGGTTTTCTCAACTCCTTTCCCTTCTGGTGGGCCTGGATCGATGGTCCCTACTGCGGTGTACGGCAAGAGTTTCGTCACTCCAAATGGGACCATCAAAAATCTCTACATGGACTCGAATGGGTCTTTATGGGTTGAGGATGTAACCAATTCTCCAGGGACATACTCTCTTCTGTATCAATCCGTCGCGGGAAGTTTTTGCCGATCGATCACTGCGAACGGACGCGAGTTTCTTGCTATTTCTGATGGCTTACACGGGACTGACGTTCCTCTGTCATACGATGGAGTCAATCTTGATCGCGTGTCTCAGGATGGTCCTGCATCGCCTCCAAATGTGACATGTATTTCGCTTCCATCGTCTCAAATGGTGGTAAGTGGTGCAGGTCCGACAGGGACAATCGTAAATATTAATACCGATGATTTTGTGATCGTCAACCCCGGCCCGCATGAACAAACGTACTACACCACGATTATTATCGTGTTTACGACTACCGTATCATTCTCTGTAGGTCAGACACTTACTGTAACTGGCAATAGTTTTGCCCCGTACAACTGGTCATTTTATATTTTGAGCGTATCTGGAAACACCGTTGTCTGTTCGTGCTCATTGACGTCCAGCGCAACTGGTACGGGAGGCTCGGCATCGGCATCTGGTGGTTCAACTATAACCAGATCAGGCAATGTAGTTTCCGTATTGACTGCAACGCCTCACGGGTTGCAGGTAGGATATCAGGCCCAGATAACGAATGTTCCAGCAACGCAGGTAGCAACGATTTCAAGCATCGTCATTGACAACACTTCAAGCCCTGGAATAGCGACAGTTACCACTGCCGCAGCGCATGGGCTCGTTCCTCAGAACCAAATCAACATCTCGGGAGTGTCTGGGACTGCAATAGGTGGAGCGATTGTATCGGCAACTCGTCGAGCGCAGATCGTGACGGTGGTCACAACTTCTGCACATGGTCTGCAAATTGGATCTCAAGTGCTGATCGCTGGAACCGCGGATGCTACGTATATCGGGCAGTTTCCAGTCTTGGACGTTCCAAGCACGACGAGCTTTACCTATTACCAGTTCGATACCGATTCGACCACGACAGGTGGAACGGTTACGGCTGTGTGGCCGGTCGCGAATAGCGATCCCGCGCTCAACTATTTCACTGTGCAGACTGCTCCAACTCCTACGACTTTCACGATGGGATTCAGTTACCCAAACGGAACATGGACAGGCGGGACGATCACCTTCGGATGGAATGGAATCTTCTACGTAGCAACGGTTCCATCGACTACGCAGTTCACCTATCAGCAATATGGACCGAATGCTACCAGTTCAACGGTTGGAACTGTCACCCCTTATGGACAACTTGCCCCCGGGAAGCATCTTTGCCGTGTGTCATTCCTTACGCGACAAGGGCAACAGACGAAGCCTTCTCCGTATACCAGTTTTGAGGCAAATGGTGGTCAGTACCCAAGCCTTACGAATATCGCAATTGGACCATCGAATATCGCTGCTAGAATCTTGGAGTTCACGGGAGCGCAGGGAAGCTTTTTCTTCTACATTCCAGTTCCCGCACAGGTAAGCGGTCAGGTAGTCAGCACGGCAACGCAGATCAATGACAACACGACGACCGCGGCAATTGTGGACTTCGGAGACCCTACTCTCTATACCGGAGTGGCAACTTCTGCGCCCACCTATAGCACCGCACAGCAGATCGTGATCGATGGAGCATTGGGGTTCCTGTTTCATAAGCAGAGGCTTCTAGCATTCGGGCAGAGAAACACCGTCAACAACTTTCTAAATATGGGGTTTGATGGAGGATCTTTGCCTTCTGCGCCCACCGTTCCGACCGGGTGGACCTATCTATCAAACTTCGGAAGCGGTGCGCTCTCTGTGGTCACTAGCCCCCCTGGATTTGGCTGGAAGATGATATGCGACGGTGGAGTGGCTACCGCGTGTGGATACATCAAGCAATCGGCATATGCTGATTCATTTGGTGCTCCGATTCTTTCCGAAAACACCGTCTATGCGTATCGGCTCAAGATATCCTACGCTGGCTCTCCGAACGGAATCGTTGCGGTAAACCTGAAGGACAGCAATGGGCTGATTGCGTCGGCTAGTTTCAGTCTTGCGTCTGCGGTAAGCGGGACTTTCCGTCAAGTCACATTTTCTGCCCCCACGAGAGCATCCGTAGACCCGTCAACGTACATCGAAATCTATTTCACGAATGCTCCGAATGGCTATTACGCGATCATTGATGAAGGCCAGATTTTTCCGATTCTTAACCCGTACATCGACAATCTTTGCAATGGTTCCTATTTGTCGGCTCCCGATCAATTCAATGGCTTGACGGGACAATTCGGACCTCCTGACGACACGCATAAGATCATGGACGGGGCAGTGATCCGCAATACTCTGTACTTGATTACTCAAGACCCAGAGGGACGCTTGCATGAGGTTCTGGCGAAAGATACAGAGCCTGTTGGATGGGAAGTCGCGGAGGTAGACTCAGTGTGCGGTGCGCTTTCCGCTTTCTGCCTCACGAAGAGCCAAGCCGATAGCCGTTCTGCTTCTGGCGGTGAGGAATGGTTCGCATGGGCTTCACAGTCTGGTCCGAGAATCTTTGGTGGATCGACCGCGCACAAGATCGGCCAGGAGATTCAGCCGGCATGGTTTGATCAGCAAAATAACCAGACATTCCCACAGGTCAACATGGCGGCAGCACTGACCACATGGGTATTGAATGATCCGTCATCGAGAACGATTTATTTCGGCCTCCCTTTGCTCCCTATCAGTGGAACTGGTGGAGCAACGGCTCCAAACATCATCTACCCAGTAAACTATCGGCAGTTGGATTCAGCCGAGGCTATTGCTGGAAGCCCACCGTTCCATCCGTCACTCGGTGGGAGGCTGATTGCTACAGACAACTCTCGTAAGTGGACGCGATGGAATATGAAGATAAACGGAGCGTCGCTGATGTATCGATCTCCCGGAGTCTTGAGCGTTGTACTGTTCGGGGGAAATGGTCAAGAATATGGATCTGCGGCTGGATTCGGAAACGTCTACACACTGAATGGGAGCAAGAATACCGACGATGATTACGGACTTATTCAGCCGTACTACGTCACGTTCTTCATGCCTTCCGACGATCAATCTCAGGCTCTCCAGTTGGATGCAGGACGTAAGCAGGTAGCCTACATGTCTGCCAACCTCGGAGGGTTGGGGAAAATGACCATCACGGTACTTTGCAATAATCTTCAGAATCCGTGGTCATTGACCGGGGTAAGGACTTTGATGGCACAACCAAACTTCGATATTGAGTGGAGCGGTGGAAGTGCGCAAGGTCAGAGGATGGCATTCAAGTTCGCATCTTCCCCGATCGCTGGAACTGACAACGATTTTCAGTTGAGCAAGGTTGCGGTATGGTTCCGTGCTGCTCGGCTTAGAGTTAGAGGGAGTGCGCAATGAGCATGACTGCTAGGAATCTCGATTGGCTTCGTTCTGTCAAAGTGGAAGGCGTGCCTGGATTTGGTGCGAGATTGCATGAGTGCGTTACCGACATCATCAATGGAGTCCAGAATATAGAGCAGCAAACTAATACGAACGCAAGCGGTACTCCTGCTGCACCTCCTCCGATTGATTCGGTCACAGTAACCCCTACTTCAGTCGGTCACCACGTCTCGATCCAGCATGGTGCGGAGTTCTACCGTGGCGCTCACTACCACGTGGAGTATGCCGACAATCCAGCTTTCACTAATCCATTCCCCGCGTATTCTGGTCCGGCAAGGGAGATTGACCTTGCGACAGGAAATAAAACGCTCTACGTGCGTGCTTTCCCCTCGTACAACAACACAGGTAACGCTGAACCGGCTTATCATGGAGGAGCAATACCTTTGCCTGTGACGGGTGGAACGGCTGGTAACCATCTTGTCAATACGTCGCAGGGAAGCGGAACAGGCCAGCCAGGGCAAGGATTACAGGGATTCGGTCAGGCTCCATTCAGGTCAGTTACAGGCGCACCGCCGACAAGGGGAACGAAATGAGTCATGTCATTGTTCGACCGGGAAGATTTTCTGATCACCAAACTATGCGTGAATGGTTTGCTTCTGTCCCAGACCAGAACCTGTTTGATCCAGACGTTTTAGATCACGAAAGTACTTTTACCCTTTGCGCATTTGATGATAGTGGTCCGTTGGTATACGTTCCGGTACAGCGTCCTTTGATGATGGAGAGCTTGGCAATTCGTCCAGGTTTGGATAACAGGAGAATTGCTCTATCGCTGGCCGAACTCACAAGAAGTACGATTCTTAGGGCCTATGATCTTGACGCTCCAGAAGTGTACTTTTTATGTGAAAATGAGCAGACTCTGCAATATGCTACAAGGCATTTGTTCAAAGAAGTGTCATATCCCCTACGCCGGGTTAATCTGAGAGAACTGGAAGGCTGACATGGGCAAGGGAGCAAACAAGCAATTACTTGGCAACTCCGCTACGGCGCAGCAAAACTCATCGCAGCTAATGGGAAATGCCAATAACCTCTACGGATCACTAGCACCTCAACTCCAGAATCAGGCAATCAATCCTCAGGGTCTTTCTCCGACCGATAGCGCAGCCATGACCACAGCGGCGATGCAGTCGGCTGGAGGAACTGCGGCTGGAGCGGCTGGTCAGGGGAAACTCTACGAGATGCGAACCAAGAATGCTGGCGCGGCTGGAAACGCTATTGCGGCTGGCGCCCAGAATGCAGGGCAGCAACTCGGACAAGAGGCGGTAGGCCAGCAAGCCATGAATGCGAAACTCAAAGAGACTCAGCGCGAAAATGCCCTCAAAGGAATGGGTTCTCTGTACGGTGAGGAACTTGGCGGGGCTGGAAACTTCCTGAATAGTTCTAATCAGGCTCTTGGAACTGAGAATCAGTGGAAGAATCCGTGGCAGTCAGCCGGTATGCAAATTCTCAGCAATGGGCAAAAAGCAGCCGATGCAGCGGCGATGGGTGGCTAAATGACGACAGGAAACCCACTTTACGACAATATGCCTCCCGAGATCAAAGCGGGGATGCTGGCGCAGATTCGCGGCGCACAGGCCCCCGCAACCATTCCGGGACAGATTCCTCCATCTGGAGTGCAGCAATCGCCACAGGCCCCGGCTATTGCGTCCCAAGGCGCTCCAGTAGCCAATCCAAAGCCGATGGCTACCCCGGTAAAGCCTCCAGTCCCATTGGGGCATCAGATCGCGCAGGAACAGACAAACGTCAATGCTCCGCAGACTCCAGAGATTGCCAAGCCTATCGCGATGCCTGATTCCGGAATGCCTTCGATCAATCCGACTCCTCACGCTCAGGTCATCGCACCTCGCGGAACGGTAGAAGGGGATGAGAACTATCGCGGCCACTTGCTGAATACCGGGTCTGGAATATCTCAGATTGCGAACAAGATCGAAGGAAGCCAGTTCGGTCAGAATCATCCGACACTTGCCAAGATTCTCGGGTATGGTGCGCAGGGCGCTGCAACGCTTGGCGATATCGGTCTGCGCATGGCTAGCCCACTGGCAGAAACGATGGTTCCTGGCACTGAGGGGCATCACCAGATGCTCGTAAATCAGTCTGCTCGTCAACTGACTCAGGACGAATCAAGCCTCGGTAAGGCTGCTCAGGTTGGAGCATTGCAGCAGGAAGGCGACCTCCACGAGCAGCAAGCGCGTGCTGCGGAATTGACTCCTGCAACCGAGCAGGAATCTACCGCGCTCGGCATTCCAGTTGGCACGATGATAAACGCGGCCAGCCGTGCAGCTCTTGCCAAACAGTCGGGCATCAACCACACCAAAGTTGAAACCACAGGAATGACCACTCAGAGTCGTGAGGATATCGCCGCTGCGAATAATCTCACCAAGGAGAAAGTCGCATCACTCAAGCCTGAACAGAGAGATGATCGCGCTATCCGACTGATGGAAAAACCTCCTGAATCGAGAACTCAAGAGGAAAACGCTTATCTTGGGTCCTACGCGAAGTGGGTTCAACAGACGAAAGTTGAGCCTGGTATAGCACGCGCTGCTGCTTACGGACAATTCCGTCCTGTGCAAGTTCTAGGCCCTGACGGTGACGTTCACTATGACTATTCAGGGAATGCGATCAAGAATGGCGCTTCGACTCCGGGGAGCATGAACTTCAAGACGGCTCTTGGAATGGCTCACTACATGACATCCGGCAAGGGCGGATCTACCCTCACGGCATATCGGACGGCATATGACCATTTGGACCTTCTCCAGCAAGCATCCAATGCTCTTGAGAATGGCGACGTGCAAGGTTTGAACCGTCTTGATAATGCGTTCAAGGAACAATTCGGATCTTCAGCTCCGACCAACTTCAATGCCGTTAAAACCATGCTTTCCGGTGAAATTGCAAACGTGGCAAAGTCTAGCGGTGCAACGGATCAGGAAATCGCAGCGGCTCGTGACGAAATGAACCGTGCGCAATCTCCTGAACAGATTCGCGGAATCATTCAAACGAATCAGGGGCTCATGGATCAGAAGGCTCAGGAGATGTACCACCAGTATCAGAGTGGAATGCAAGGACAGCCTACTTTCGGGCATGGCGGACAGACGCAACCCGCAACGCAAGGCGCAACTCCTCCAGCCGGGGCGAAGATCATCAAATGGGAGGACGTGAAATAACATGCCTACCCGATATGTTCAATTGCCGAATGGATCGTACATGGAGTGGCCAGAGGGAGTTTCTGCGGCTGATTTCAAGGCGAAGGCTGCGAAGGTTGCAGGACAAGATCAGGCCACGCATCCTCCATCATATTCTGGAAATGTTCCCATTCAGAGCAGCGGTGGACGCACTGCTATTGGGGAAGTAGCTCCAGATGACCGGCGCAATTCGCTTCAGAGAAATCTTGACAATCTATCTACTCCAGATGCTCGCAAAGAGGAATGGCAGGGGCCGGTGCGAACTGGTATTGATAGATTCTCTCAGGGGGTAGCCAGTAGCGTGTTGCCGATGATATCCCATCCAATACAATCTGGAATCGGGATCATAAAATCTTTAGGCAATGCTATGTCTAATAGCGGCGGAACGGCTGAAGGTTTTGCTCGGGAGTTTGCTCGTCCGATAGTAGAGGGAGCAGTCCAAAATTACGTTGAAAATGGTCCAGCAAAGGCTATCCCGAATTTAGTTGGACAAGGCGTTGGTGGATGGGCCGCCGGAGAACTTGGCGGGGCTGGAACTAAGGCCATAGTGAAGCCGATTGCTGCTAGGGTAGGACCAGCGATGCAGACATTGGCAGAAGAAAATCTTAATCGTCGTATGGCTCCAAGTACCAACGATACAAGCTATGGGCAGAATCCCGGACGAGGAGTTCTTGCGTCTGGAATCGGCCCATCTACTCGCCAAGGTCTATTAAGGAAAATTGGAGAGGCAAAAGAGTCCACTGGAGAAATGATAGGCAATGCTGTTCGCGGTGCGGATAGCAATGCGAATGCTCCGCTATTGTCCAGTAAGAAACTGGCGTCATCGATTGATGGACCAATCAGCGGTCGTATCGCAGAAGTGACAGGACCAGGGAGAGCTACCGCAAGCCCAGAAGTTCCATACCAGATATTCAGAGAGGGAATGCAGGACGCTGCGCCTGGCGCAACGGCTCCGATATATGGCCCAAATGCCCCTGAAAACGTACTGCCTTCCGATCTTTGGAAGACTACACGCAATATTGACAAAAACACTCGATTTAATCCAGATCCAGAGATTGAATCAGCTAATGAAATAAAGCGAAATGTTCGTGGAGGACTCCGCCGTCAACTTGAGACTGTGGACCCAAATATCAAGCCACTTAGCCAGAACTACGGAGACCTGTCATCTTCAGAAACAGCAATCGAGAGAGAGAACTCTCCAATGTTTCGCGCTAGCGGTATTAGGGGAATACTGCACGATACGCTAGATTCCTATCCAGTTAATACGGCAGTTTCATCTGGTATATACAAGGCTGGAGGAATGCTCAAGAGGATTGGTGGAATACCGGAATCCCCGATGGGTCCAAACTGGACTCCGAGAGTCGAGGCTGTACCGCATAAACTCGAGGCCAATGTACCCGGCAATGCAGACTTTGGCGATGATTTCACCCAAGGTAGATTCACTCCTCGTCCAGTACGAACGGGACAAGCTCCTCCGTCTCGACTCGCTTTGCCTGATGAGACAAATGCAGGAGAAGCGCAGCCAATGGTAGGCGTATTGAAGCATCCGGGGCAGCAAAGATCGTTTACTCCTCCATCGGATGTAATCACCGCTCCCGGTCAGTACTTGCGCCCAGAACCTACGCCATCGCAGCCGCGCATATTCTCTCCCGAGGGGATTCGCACCGCTCCTCGCGCATTGCTTCCGGGTGGATTCGATACGCCTCCGACTCCAGAGCCAACCACTGCGCACATTTATCCTGCTGGTAGCCAATTCCGCGCTCAACCCATAGAGACTCCGGTATATCCTCCAGCTAGTCAGTTCCGAGGAAAAGCACAACCATTCAACATTGATGAATATCTGAAAGGTCAATAATGAAGCGCATCGCAATTCTGACACTCCTGATTCTTTCCGCTATCACCGTATTCGGCCAGGCCGTGCGTGTAGATATCCCGATCCAGACCACCGGGCCTAATGTCCCGAGCGGAATCGGCCCACTTCCTCAAGCTCTCTGGATTGCGAATGCTGGCGTGAATATCTGCACCCATCCGAGCGCATCTCTTGCCGCGTGCATCGCTTCCCCTGTGACGACATACACGGACTCCACCAAAGGTACTACATGCCCGCCTGCTACACCTTTGGTACAGCTTCCGGGGAACACTTGCACGGCATCAACTGGAGTCGCGTCAACGATTGGATTCTGGTACGGAGGCGGGACGTTTGATTATTGGATCACGGCATCGTATGGGTCATTTGGACCATTTACGGTGACATCTCCGAACTTCTGCAATCCTGGCGGTTGCACGATTACAGGTCCTATTTTTGGTACAGATGCCACTTTCTCAGGCACCGTCGTGGCCAACACTGCGAACGTTTCATCGCTTCTGTCCCCAACCTCAAAAGGCACTTCTATCGGAAACCAAATCTACGGGAGCACATACAACGGGCTCGCGGCGTTCGAGCCCGTTGTCATTGATGGCAATTACAACGCTTTTCCGGGAATATCTTACACAACACTAGCCAATGGAAATATGATCGTTGTCTACCGAAAAGGGACAACACACGCTTCGGATGCCGGAACGATAGTAAAACAGATTTCAACTGATAACGGACATACGTGGGGGGTACAATCGCTAGTTTATTCGGCTGGATCGCTTGACGCTAGAGACCCTGGCCTAAAACTGCTCTCGGATGGCTCGTTGATTATGTCTTTTTTTGTAAGCACGGTCGGTGGATTTCCCACTGGAACATTTGTGCTTAAATCATTCGATGGTGGAACTACATGGGGTTCACCAATCAATGTGGGAGGAAGTTCAGCATGGGAAGCGTGCTCCAGCCCTGTGATCCAACTTGCGAATGGATCCCTTCTCCTCGCTCTGTATTCGCTGTCTCCATCAAACACGGACTCGACGGCCACGATTCAAATCGTATCCTCTACTGATGCGGGGGTGTCGTGGTCGAATGGCGCAGTAGTTTCGACTATCAATGGTGTGACAGAGCCTAATCTGATTCTCACTCAGACCGGAAGTATTCTCGCCATGATTCGCAACGAGCTTACCGACTTTGCAATGGTAGCAAAATCTACAGATTCGGGGGCAACTTGGGGAACAGCCGTCAATGTATTCCCTGCCAATTCTAAGATCAGCATCGGTCAATTCGGTGATGGAACTTTCCTGGCGATGTATAAATCTTGGGACACCGTAACAACGGGTGGAGTATTGCACGGTCAAGGGGCGGTGAGAATTTCGCTAGATCCCAATGCGTTATCTTGGAGCAGCCCGGAGTTGCTTCTCACGACCGATAATGACACGCTTGTCAGTTATGTGTACGGCAATTTCGTTCAGATCACCCCCCAGATGTTCGGTGCTGTTTACTGTATGCAGTTCACGGCAGCAACGTCTGGATGCTATTTCCGGTATTTAGACAAGGCGTACCTCTCAGCGCCACAGATGACCGCAAATGTCAATGGGTTTGTCTCGCGCAGTTTTGGGTATGTTGATGGCAACTTGTGGCTTACTGGAAATCCGGGTTCTAGGCGGTACATAGGTTTAGATGCAGACTCCACGCTTAACAGCGCACTGGCTATTCAGGCAGGGTTTGGGTCTTCTGGTTCGGGCGGAGCAATCATTCTGTACGGCCATTCCGCATCGAGTCACGCAGGATCAATTCAACTTGGCATCAGCAACGGATCAGGTGGGAATGTTTGCATCAACAGCAATGCTGACGGAAGTGGAACTGACGTGTTTTGCTTCAACGCCGCTGGACACGTACATTCGACTGGAACTAACGCTCTGGCAGATTATGGCATCACCGACGGAATGAACTTGCTGGCTGATAATTTCATCAATCCTGCCACCCGTCGCTGGCTAGGTTTGAATCAAGGTGCTGCCGGAACGGGAATTCTCAATTTCCAGGCTGGAGATGGATCTGCATTTCATGGCGGTGGCCTTATCTTGTATGGGCACTCCGAATCACCGTTCGGAGGGTGGGTAAAGGCTGGAATTGATACCGGCGTGGCCGGAGCTAAATTCTGCGTCAACGGACAAGCAGACGGCGCCGGAACGGATGTAGCGTGTACCGATGGAATCGGCAACACGGTAACAAACGGATCAATGACGGTGGGAGGAGAATCGGCGCAAACTACCTTCCTCGCGTGCTATACCAATGGTGGAAAACTGGGCCACTGCGGATCAGTCCCAAGCGGTACACCGCCGACATGCGGATGTGTCAGTCCGTAAGAAATGCAGTTCAACCTACATGGAGATAAAAACAATGACTCGCACAGAGCTTTTTGGCTTATGGATGTTCTTTATGTGGATAGTTGTCATAATTGAGGGGATTGTGGGTATCCTCGCGGCTGCGCGGCTGCTTTGGTTTCAAGCTCCATAGCTAGATAGGCGCTATGGTACTTGATGTGATGATGTAATTTTCTTTTGAGGGGAATCGGATGCCATCGAGAATAGGCGATCCAGAGCACGACGAGCGCAAATAATTGATCGGCGGTGGGCCATGAAAATCCGAACGCGAGGACGAAGGATGAGCGATCTGATGGACCAAGAAGTACGTCTTGAAAACGTTGTAAAGTACACCATGACCCTGATCGCCGCATTCGTCTTCGTGTTAGGGTGCTTCTGGAACCTGCAATCCCGTCTGACAATTATTGATGACAACCAAAAGAACACAAAGGATGCTATCAAGCGCATCGAAGACAATCAAGAAGCTCAGCGCAGAGAGATGCAACATATGGAGGAATACATGAAAATTCCTCCACTTGGGAAACCGCAAGCGTACAATAATCCTGAGCCGGATATTTCGAAACGACTCTCTCCACCTTCACCTCGTCAAACCTTTGCAATGGAGTAGAAAAATGGCCGATGAAACACCTTTGATTCCTGAGTCTGAACCAGACGCGCCACTTCCAGCGCCAGAACCAACACCAGATATGGCGCGTCCATGGTTGCCCGGTGATCCGCATCCGGGAAGTGGCCCGGTAAACTGCTAGACGAAGAAGAAAGCGAGTAACCATGAACATGTCTCATTGGAAAACCACGGTAAACGGCCTACTGTCGGCCTTCCTCGGAATGGTTGGCCCTCTGACGGCCTACCTTGCCACCACAGGAAAACCCAAAGCAACGGAAATAACTGGCGCTTTGACCTGCGCAGCGGCCATTGCCCGTATCTGGATTGGAATGCTCCAGAACGATGCGCAGCCTTCCCTAGGAACCGTTACGACCACAGCGACAACCGTATCAACCCCTGCAGTCCCGGCGACGGCAGTAACCACCGTCGAGAGCAAATAAAGGAGAACAAGTGAAACGATTTACCGCACTCGTAGTGCTCATCATCGCCGCATCCTTTATGATCGGATGCCCCGCGAACCTTACGCAGCGACAACAGGCCGCGAACGCCGCGCAGAACATTTCCATCATCGTATCGGACTTCCAGCAGGGAGAGATTGCCTCTTACAAGGCTGGACTCATTCCTGCCACCGATCACGTTTTCATTGAGAAGGAGTTGATCGTTGTAGCCACGCTTGGCAAGACGGCCGATTCCTGCATTCGGGTTTCCACCAATACTTCCGGAGTGGTGACGTGCCTGAATACCGCGGCCACCGCGATTGATCAGATCAATACAGACGGAGGTCTGTATTTGAAGTCGGACAAGGCAAAGACTACGTTCCAACTTGCCATGATCGGCGTGAAGACAACGCTTGCCAGCATCTCGGCAACTATCGGAGGTAAATAGCATGGACCCCGTAACCTTAGCCAATCTCCTTGCGCAGTTGATCCCCTTAGGCATCAACGTCTACACCCAGATACAGCAAGCCAACTCCGATAAGCTGAAGCCTATCGAGGAGATTTTGTCCGCAGCGGACTCCAACTGGGATGCGATCACCAAGTCGGCACAGGTACAGATATCCGCAGCTACGCCGGAAGTCTAAAATCCACGAGCAATACAACAGGGCGGCGGCTTAGGCTGTCGCCCGATTTTTTGAGGGGAATATGAATCAGTCAGATATTGAACTACTCGCAACCGTTGCATGGAAAGAGAATCGCAGAGGCCGTATACCTGGTATGACTTCGATAATCAATGTCGTCATGAACCGATCCGCAAAGCATAATAAGTCCATCGAGCAGATCATCATGGCTCCTCGTCAATTCACTTCCATGAGCGTACCAAGCGATCCAGAATACTCTATCGATCCTCAAGAGTCTGTAGGCATTGACCATGATGCGTGGATGGATGCTCAAGACTTGGCTGCGCAAGCTTCACAAGGGGCATTGCACGACATCACAAACGGTTCCACGATGTACTTTGCTCCCGCAGGTATGCCGTCCAGCGCAGTAGTTCCCTACGTGCTACCAGACGGCACCAGAACAGTATTTCCGAAGATGTGGAACATTATGGCTGTTCGATATACCTGCACTATCGCAAAACAGTTGTTCTTCGTTGAAGTGTAGGCAACGAAGTGGGTATCGCGACGGCGCCTAGCTCAAAGCCTCACGAGCCACCGTTGCCCGGCTGTTGGCGTAGCCGCGCACCTGGTCCATGTGCTTCATATACTCATCATTCCCGTCCTTCTTTCTTGGGCACCGTAGCGCCTATTGCGACGGTGCTACGAACTTTGCACCGACAAAAGCCCCATCTGAGCCATTTGCATCGCATGAGGACCATCCAATCCAAGCATCGCGGGGCTGAGCAATCTGAATATCCCTAAGTTCACACCTAACGCCATGTACATCATGGCGAGTCCCTGATCGCCGATCCACGCGCCCAATTCCATGTAGTTGTGCTCTTTCCCGTCAAGTGGGTCAACATCGCCCCAATCGCCACGATGAGAGCGTGTCAGCGCAATAAGATGGTCCTTCTCTGGCGAGTTAGTGAAGGCCACTTTGAAGAAAACCATGTCTACGCAATGCCCTTCAGTATCGGGCTTGTTGCCCTTATCCAAGCATTGTCCACACTGGCACTCTCCGCGCTCAGTGTGAGTCGTGACGTACTCCGCAAGATCGTTCATTTCATCCTTCTTTCCCCAGGCACCGAAGTGCCAGCGGCGATGTTACCTATTAACACATTCCATCAACTCATCAAATCCATATTCAGAGATGATACGTTGAACCGTTTCTGCGAGTGCTATTCGTTTGCAGTCATCAGGGAACAGTGAATATCTTAGTTCCTTGATTTCGATATCCGTCTTTCGTTCCGCAGATGACCAGTAGTTGCGCTTTCCGATATCCACATTCTGGAGCATGATGAAGATACCATGACGGCGCTCAAGAGTTTCAAGTCGTTCCTCATCTTCTCTTCGTTTCCTCCATTCTGGATTTGATCGGAACTCGTTTAGTGCAAGATCGCGGATTGATAGGCCAAGTGCTGCGAGTATTTCATCCCTGGAACATCCAGTGAAGCATTTTAGGCGTACCCAATCTTTTGAATCCCAAACGCTAAGGCTTCGATTGCGATCAGCGTGAGCATGTAGAGAAGTGGGGCATCGGCACTGGAATCTCTTACCGGCCTTTACCCCATGGAGTTGTTTCGCTAACTGAGATGCGGTCATACTTCGTCGTCGTCCTCAATAACTTCGGATGCTTCATCGACTCCAGCAAACAGTCCAACGTTGATCGACAGAGCCCGATCCAAGTTACGGCACGCCTGACCATAGTAAGACCTCTTCAAGTCGCTTCCGATGAACTTCCGTCCCATCTCAAGAGCCACAAAGCCCTCTGAACCAATTCCGGCGAATGGTGACCAAACCATATCCCCCGGATTCGTCCACAACTTGATAGCGCGGCGAATCACTTCCAACTGAAGAGGGCAAATGTGGCGCTCATCGTTATGCTCTCGCGCAGAACGGTACTGAAGCGTATCCGAGGGGTTGATATCCATCCATACAGGGGATGCGTATTGCTGCCATAACTGGACGGGGAACTTCTCCGCAGTGTGCGCCGTTGGCTCTGGGTTTAGTCCAGGCTTGCGCATAGTCACCAGATAGTCTGGAACTCCCTGACGGCTCATGCAAGAGTCCTTGCGGATAGTCTTGTGAAGCAGACCGAGGGCCTTGGTGCGCTGCATTGCCGTCACCGGGTCTTTCCAAATGCAGACTTCTGAATGGTAGATGAATCCAACTTCCTCAAATGCGCGGATGATCTCTCCTCGGAAATCGCGGATGCCGATGTGACCATCCCGCACTTTGGAAGTCGGCAGGTTCATGCAGTGGATGGAAACCAGTCTTCCCGGCATCAAAGCGCGGAACTGTTCTTTGATGAGGAAACGATAGTGCCGCCAGAACTCATCGTGATCCTTGCTGTTTCCCATGTCGCGCTCGGAGTTGCTGTAGGTGTAGAGCGATGCGAATGGTGGCGAGTACACGGAATAGTGTATCGAATCATCTGGAAGCTCTCGCGCCAGTTCTACGCAGTCGGCAAGGTGCATCGTCCAGTTCTCCGAAGTCTTCACTTCGCGCTCATAGTGCGATTCTTCCCGGACGGTTCCTTTCAGGTTCATGCGGGTCAAGTCCTGCATGTTTGCTACCATCTCATCTGCCATTTGCCCCGCATCCCTTTCCTTCCGCTTTAGGTTTTCGAGCACGTTTCCTTCTGTAGATGCTGCGATGATGTGAACATGTACCGGGCGGGTCTGTCCAAACCGCCAGCAACGTCTGATTGCCTGAAAGAACTGCTCCCATGAATCGTTTACCCCAGCGAATATCATGTGGGAGCAAGTTTGGTAATTGACTCCGAACCCCAAAATGGAAGCCTTGGAAACCATTCTCTTGATCTTGCCTTCTGCAAACTCCAAAGACCGTGCAGCTTTCACTTCCGGCGTATCCGATCCTGTCAACTCTACTCCGTCAATCATCCTCGCAGCCATCTCACTTTCCTTGTTGAGGTTCGTCCAGATCAGCCAAGTCTCTTCGGGTTCTGCGTCGACAATCTCTTTAACTTTGGCGATGCGATCATCGACAGTTGACCTACGCGCTGCCAGTCTCTCGGATAGTGTCTCCGCTGGCATAGCGAATAGCATCCCCTCCGATGGAGTATCCACGTCTACAATGTTCTCGTGGTAGATCAATTCCGGCAAGATGAAAGGCCCATCGTCATATCCCACGTCAGAAGGTTTGCGAATGTTCACTGCCCAAGAGCACACCCACTTCCAGAACTCCGTCCGTGCATGTCCCTTGAGTCTCCACTTCTGCGTCTCTCCTCCATCATGAGTGAAGAACATGGAAAGCATCTCTGTCGCCGTCATGACGCCCAAGAACTCCGCATGGTTGCCAAGCTCCATCACGTCATTTGGGGATGGTGTAGCGGTCGCAGCGAGTCGGTACGGGGTATCCTTGAATGCTTCTATAAGTGCGGATCTGGTTTTTCCGTCAAACGATTTAAGGATGCTCGATTCGTCCAGGACGACTCCCGCGAAGTCTTCAGGGTTGAAGTGTTCCATGCGCTCATAGTTCGTGACTACGATGGAAACACCTTCCATTTCTGATGCGTCCTTGCAGTACTTCGCAGTAATTCCGAACTTCGCACCCTCGGTGATCATCTGGTAAGCCACTGCAAGCGGCGCAAGCAAAAGAACAGGCATACCAGTATGTCTGGCTACGATCCGCGCCCACTCCAATTCAATCAGGCTCTTTCCCATCCCTGTTCCAAGAAAAGCGGCAGAACGTCCCAGCCGAAGAGCCCACGAGCAAACGTCCTTCTGGTGAGGGAACATGGCAGGGTTTAGTGGTGGAACTTCTTTCAGGCCCGATACGATTGGAGTGAATCGCTTCTGCTCCAAAAACCTCTCATACGAGAAGCACATCGGGTCAATCTGCTCCGCACCCATCACAGAATGCGGCGGTAGTATGATTTCTTGTTGCATCAATATTCACCCATGTATTCAGGTTCTGGTTCTGGTTTCTTCTCGTTCGCCTTACGGAACTCTACAGCCCTTCTATGCTCCTCGGCCATGACTTCCTTTGGTGGCTTATGCGCAATAGCCTTCAATCCATCCGGCCACTTATTGAACTTCTCGTGGAAGCGATGATTGGCCCATCCTTGCTTGAATCCCCTCGTTTCTCCAATCCAGAGCATCCATCCGTAGTACTTGCGTCTCTCATCAAGTTCTGTCTTCTCTTTCTTGGCCCTTTCCTTCTTGGCCTTCTTCTCTGCTTTCTCCTTCTTGATGAATTCGGAGAACTCAGCCGATACAGCCGTCACCCCAGATGGTGCAAGGTTTTCATTCCCGCAAGCAGGACATAGTTTAGTCCGAGGAGGTATCAGGTATCCGCAATTCTTGCACTTGCGATGAGTATCAGGCTTCTTGTCACCATCGAATGCTTTTTGCTCCTTATCGTTTGGATCGTGATCATCCAAGTAATCGTGATAAATGTCTTCCGCTGGAGGCATTGCAGTCCCGTCTTCCCGCGTCAGATTTCCTCCATGATCGATAATTAGTGCATCTACTTTTGGCTCTTGCCCTGCTACTCTTTTTGATGGGTTGTCAGTCCTGAGAGCGCGTCCAATGATCTGTACCCAATCAATCTCACTCTTGATGATTCGGCAAATACCGATAACCCTTACATCCTCATCTATTCCGGTGGTCAAAACTCCATAGTTGACGAGAATCGTGTATTTGCCTTCTCTGTACATTCGGAGCATTTTGGAGCGTTGTTTCCTGTCCATGCTTCCGTCGATGTAACCGCAAGAGATTCCATGAAGTTCAAACTCATCACGCAACTGTCGAGCATGGGCAAGACTAACAGCGTAGTAAAACCCTGGCCGGTTCTCCCCGTATTTCAACCAGGTTTTCACCACGTCTCCAATAATCTCCTTATCGCCCATAACATTTGCTTCGTCGCGCTCGGACAGTACGCGGTTTCCCTCTTCGTTGACGTGGGTTTTCTTTCCAGCAAGATCTGGATCGACAGAGCCAACCAAATAGCGCGGCTTGACCAGATACCCTTCTTCAATCAGTTGCGCTGTGCTTTTGGTCTGGATCAGCTTCTTCCACCGTCTCCCCATCCCTTTCTTGTAGGGAGTCGCACTCAATGCGATTACAACAGTTCTGGACCACTCCTCAGAGTCGAGAAGCTTATTAAATTCCTCCTTTTCCAAATGGACCTCATCTAAGATGACAAGATGCGGAGGGTCCATCGGTCTGTTTACTGCAGTGTGGATGCTGGCTACTTGAAGCTTCGCATCAGGGTTTGTGCGTGGATGGTCCTGCTGAATGATTCCAATGTCAGTCAGGCCCTGGCCCTCAAACTCTTCAACGGATGGCTCGATCAGAGCATTACGTGGAACCGTAAACATGCTCTTCTTGCCCCTCTGGTAGCTACTCTTGAAGATGTTCGCAGAAAGCAAGGTCTTACCCCATCCGACAGAGGCCATGCCAATAATGCGCTTATGGCCCTGTCGGACAGCTTCTCGGCAGTCGTTGTAGAACTTTACCTGATGATCTCTCATCGGCTTGGATTCTACTTCTTGAGTCGATTCAAACAATGGGTGCAAGGTTTACTCCTCTACCCATCCAAGGGCTTCCAGTGCCGCGTCCAGTTCTTTCACTTCTGCCGCTGCTTTGTCTCGGATGGAAATAGCTTTCTCGCGTTGTTTTACGAGGTGATTGGTGGCAATGGCTACGTGACGGGGCTTCTTGATGGGTTCAGTCTTGTCTGTCATGGTTTCCTTTCGGTGAATGGTGCGTTATTTCCTCTTAATTCCCAAACGTTCGGACGCTTCCCTCTTTAGTTCGTCACGATTTTCCGGGTTAAACATGACTTCCATCCATCTCCGTCTCAGTTCGGTCTTGGCTTCTGGAGTCTGGAGTCGAGAGAAACATGCGGTGTTAAGTTTGGTAATCACGTCTTCCATTGAGTCCCAAAGTCTACCGTGCCATCGACCATTACAGTAGAACGCTTCTGCGATCTCTGCGCAGATTAGGCATGTTTTCGTCTGCCAGTGATCGCCATCGTTGAATCCGCTGGCTAGTTCGTAGAGAGATCTCTTAGAGATAATGCAACCGCACTCGTCGCACTCCCACTGTTCCCCAGCGTGGACGATGACGCGGCGATATCCTGTGCATTCCCCGCCGCCGCTGAAAGTAAGGCACACTCCGCAATCGCTCATGATCTACTCCAGTTTCATAGCCGGATACTTGCCTTTGATGTTGGTTGTGAAAATGCGATAGGCGTATGGGCTGTTCCTCAACTTCATAAACTCAGCTTCGGGTACTCCCTTGTACATCCACTCCGCAGTCTTGAACTTGCAAACAAGAAAGCCTTCCACTGCGTCGTATCCTACCGCGAGAAGTTGATGGTTAGGGTCAGTGACTCCATACATGTGCAGGTCAATCGTTGGTGGTTTCTTCGGTTGGCCGCATGTCTCGAAATGTCGGACAACAGGAGATGCGGCTTGTGTCATTGAGTTGAGTACGATCTCCCTCTTTGCTGGAGTAGAGAACACGTCAACCAGTTCTTTGCAGACGGGGCAGTCGTCTACCCGAAGGTGACGATACCCCGCTTTCAGTAAGGCTTCAAAATCAATCGGGAATGCCATGTGGTCCTCAGTAGTTGATGGTTAGGTTGAGAATTCCACCTTTAGAAATCACATCCACGAGATATTCGACATTTGCATGGTCATCGAATATTCCAGTGTTAAGCAAAGACGAGATTGTCCCTTGATGGACTTCATTCCTGTGCTTCTCGTCTGCCGCCCTTGCTTCCGCATCATCTTGCTCTGCTTTGGCAATGGCCGCGTTCCGCAACCGTTCTGCTTCGACCGCTGCATCGGCTTGCGCCTTGGCATTGGCTTCCGCATCCTTGGCGCGTTGCTCGGCATCTTCCGCTCTGCGCTTGTCGATCTCAACCTGCCATGCGACTTCACGCTCTGCTTGCGCCTTAGCCTCTGCCGCGACGGTTGCCAGTCTGTCGGCTTCCGCACGCTTCGCTGATTCGGCCCTGAGTGCATCCAGTTCCTTCTGCTGCGCTTCCAGTTCACGGCGATTGACCAGTTCCGCTTTCAACCGCTTCAGGACGGCAGTTATTGCGCTCTCCGCTCCTACCTTGTATTCCTGCATGGCGGAAATGTCGTAGGTTTCCAGTGTGGCGATCTTGGTCTCGATGATCGCAATACTGTCTCCGGTGAAGTCAACCATCTCCTCGATTTCCTTCACCGCACGAGCGAGTCGAATCTTCCGCGCTTCTTCCTCTTGCTCCCATGCCTTCAGATGGGCAAGAACCTCGTCCTCAATCCCTCCGACAAGTTGAACCAGACGCCGCTTCTCTGCGTCGATTGCAGCGATCTTTCGCTTGGTTGCTCCGGTGATCTCCTTGGCCCTGGCTTCGATGCCGGTACGCATCTTCTGGAGTGGGCGTGCGAACCTCTTCAACTCCGTGCGCTTAGCCTCGGTGGAGATATCGTACTTCTTTGCCTCCGCGAGATACCACTGGCGTCCTGCTTCAATCTGAGCGTCTGTGACGGCTCCAGGAGTGAAGATAATGTCATCGGCCATCGTGTCGATTACTGCTAGTGCAGATCCTCTTCCCGAGCCTTCATCATCGCTTCCGCCCAACGGTAAGCTCCCTTGCACACGTCCAACCGGGTTATCCCATCCCGAGCCATGCTTTTCGGTACGGTCATTAGGGAATGTAACGCTACCATCGCTATCTCGTCCCGCAGTGTTTTGTACGTCGCTCCCTCGTAGAACCTCCTCTGGTTCTCCAGCATGGCTTCTTGTGCGTCCGCTGACCGTTGCGCCGCCGATAGTGCTCCCCGCAGCACTTGATGCTCTATTGGTTCCGGTACTTTGTCCTGATCCATTCTCCACCTTCTCGTATGGGTATTGGTTTGGGTATTTCTTGATGTTTTCGTTGAAGTACGCGCTGATATCCTTCGCCTTCATCAATGCGCGATGAGTTGACGGTGTTACGTTCTGGTAGTGGTACTCAGACAATCCGCCAGACTTCAGCGGAAACTTGACGCCCAGCACCTGAGCATCTGCATCGTAGCCGATCTCTGCGATCTGGCTGCTTACTACTTTCTGATAGTTCACTGTCCATCCTCCGGTGATCCACTTACAGGTTTTCCGTCAACGTACTCCTGCCCGTCAACGAACAGAACATCTGTGATGTTGACGAAGTGTTTTCCGTTGTTGTACTTCTCTGAGATAAGGAACTCGCACTCAATTCCAGTGCTCTCCTCGATTACCGGCCAGAGCTTATCGTCGAAGCAAGACGCTGAATCGCATCCGTTGTGCGTCCCGAGGAAGTAAACCTTAAGATACGGGTTGATTGCCTTCTTTCCGTCCGCAGCTTCCTTGCCGGGTATTTTGGCGTAGTTCTTGATGACGGTAATCAGACGATCAGGGGGGCAGAACTTCAACTGTCCGGCCTGACCTTGCGGTTTTGGATTAGAACGGTTCCGCTCCGCTTGCGCGTCTGCCTTGATAGCTTGCGCTTTGTCTCCGTTCACCTTGGGTGTGCGGTTCCCGGCTTGTTGTGCGTCCGTGTCTTCGTCTGGAGCCACGCCGATGAATGAGCTTCCATCGTAGCGACGGAAGTAGGCAGACTCCGCACCGAACTGCTGCGGGTCACCGTCCTCGCTAATCTCGATTCCGTCCGAGTGCATCCACTCTCCCGACTTGTGCATCAGGTAAGTGACCACGCGGAGCTTGCCGTCGATCAGGATGTGAGGCTGCGAGAAAGCGATACCCTGCGCAGACAGTTTAGGGAGCGCCATCTCCAGAATGTCTGCAAGGTCGGCATACTTGTACTCGAAGTCGTAAGGGGAATTGGTCTTCTTATTGAATCCCTTCACCTTCGCCGTCTTCTTCTTCGCCACGGTTGTATACATGGCTTGCGCTGTAGCCAGTGCTTCCGCTATCGCGGCGATGGATTCAGAATGATGCATCGAGTTTCTCCATGGTGGGAAGTACGAGCGGAACGATTTCAACTACTGGGGCAGGTTCCGGTTCTGGCTTCGGTTTCAGTTCTTCCAGAATTTCGAAAAGGGCATCGGCGTCGATGGTGGCGCATTCGGTAACCAGTTTGATTGCCAGTTTCCGGCAGGGCTTTATGCTGTACGAGGAGTGGAACTGGAATCCACATACCAGCAGGTGGGTCAGTTCTTCCAAGTGCTCGATCTGCTCTATGGTCTGATCAGACAGAGACAAGCCTTCGTCGATGGTTCCATCTTCTTTGAGGAATTTCATGGTTTCCTTTCGGTGATGCGATATCGCACTAAAAGTCGAATTCGCTCCCTGCCCGTTTAGTGGTCTTATTGGTTGCCACGGTTCGGGCTGCATCTCCGGTGGGCGATAGTCTGCCGGGAGCGGAACTGGTTAGACCGCTTCGGGGTCTGAAGTCCTGATCACTCGTCCTTCGATCAGGCAATAGTTCAGCGTCGGCTGCTTGTGTGCGTGGTAGCTGAAAGCCGTTTCAGCGTCTGCGCGGATCGGTTCAACATCGGATACCTGGAACTTCCCGTCTGATGGATCCCAGTACCCAACAATGTATACATGTTCCATTTGGTTTTCCCTCTCTGTTTACGGATTATGCATGAACCATTTTAAGATTGCAAGCTTTTTCTGCTTTTTTTGTGGACAAAATTTTAGACTCAGTATATTGTTAGCGTATGGCAAACTTGAATCGTAGTGAAGTGATTGATCTATTGAGGAAAAGGCAGGGAAGGCTACCGCTCAGAGCATACGGTGAGACTATCGGATGTTGTGCGTCGTACCTTTCTGATCTGTACCTTGGGAAACGTGATCCTGGTCGAAAGATTTTGGGTTTCCTTGGGTATGAGGCAGTCAAAACCACTCAGGTAGTCTATCGGGCAAAGAGAGTACGATGACCACCACTCAAACACACACCGTAGATGAACTTGTATCATTCATTCAACGCAAACTTGCAGAGGAGAAACGTGTCCGAGTCCAGCGAGATAACGGGACCACTCATAAAGATGATCCGCCAGATGGGAATCCTTTGCCTTCGAATGAACAGCGGTAAAGTGAAAGTGCGCGGTGGATGGATGCAACTCCACGAGAAGGGTACGGCTGATATTCTCTGCTTTCCTCGTGGCCGCGTTGTTTGGATCGAGACAAAGGATGTAGTCAAGGACTTCCACAAAGAGCAGCGTGAGGCCCAGGGATCGTTCCGCGATACGGTTGTAGCCATTGGGCATGAGTACCATTTGGTCAGAAGTATAGACGAAGGATTGGAGGCAGTACGTTGAATCACATGCATGTCACTGATGAACCGTTCGATCTTGGCTTAGTCGCTGAGAATTCACCAGATGAACCACTAGCATATTCACCAGAACCAAAGTGTTGTTGCGTTCGCTCGATGGTGCTTGATGGGGTTGAGTATGAAGTGAAAGCACCCACTAGCGCAGGATGTAGGATTCATGGGCATATAAATGCAGAGGCGCGATGGGTTCCACAGTTCAAACTTGGCGCTAGCTCAAGAGAGAAAGCGCAACGCACACGGACGAAGTAATCATGCCGATGGCACTACGGTGCCTGAATGAAAGAGGGATTTTGATGAAGGCTTTGAGCGTAAGAGCGCCGTGGTGGTGGGCAATACTCCACGGGAAACCAATTGAAAATCGAGATTGGTACACCAACTTCCGTGGACCTGTACTCCTCCATGCAAGCAAGTTCTGGAAGGATGTAGATGTTCTGGGCGACTGGAACGATGTCCTGGACATGGCCGAAGACGATGGGATTGATTTCCCTAGCGATTGGCCGAAAGAAGAGATGCAAGAGAAGTCTGGATGCATCGTTGGCAAGGTCACAATTGTGGACTGTGTGCGCAGCCATCCGAGCTCGTTCTTTGTCGGCGAGTGGGGCTTTGTCTTGCGCGATCCAGTGATATTCGAGAATCCTATCCCATTCAAGGGTGCTCTCGGTTTCTTCAATGTTCCTGATGAGCTTTTAGTCGGGCACCGTCGCGATACCCACTGTGAACCATGTAAACAATGAAGGAGTACGGAAATGAGCATCGAAAGTTCCTTGGATAATATCTGGCACTCTTGGATAAATCTGAGACAGGCTACGGAGAGAGAATCTAACCCGGATCACCAATGGGAGCATAGCCTATACGAATTCAAGTCTATGCTGAACTTCTTGTCGTATGGTCATCACAACATCCAGAAAGCATTCGAGGGAAAACTTCCGACTACACACAAGCAATGCTTTCGGACTCCCTCAATCCCAATTCTCAACAATACACTGAAGTGTGCTCTTAGCAATGAAGTCACTACATGCCCTATTCTTTTACAGTTGAAAGAATCTTTCGACAACCGAGGAAAATTTTACGAGGATATTCCTTCTGAATCTGTCTATGGGCTGATGGCGAAGACTTGCGCGTGGCATATCTATCGAAAGTCGGTGCAAGCTAAAGAGGGATGGGGAGGAGTCGATACTTCCGAGGGATGGATGATGGACACTTCTGATCGAATGTTCTGGGATCGCATATATCAAAGCATGGGACAAGATGGACCAGACGATGAACACCCGTCACCATTCCCGACAGGAGTCGAAGCATGAAAGACAACTTTAGTGCGATATCGCACTTTTCTCCTGACTGGTCTGCGTTGACCCAATGCCCTGCATGGGAAGCAGCGGACGCGCTAAAAGCCATCCTGCGCAGTTCTGAGACACTCTTGGAAGAGGCAGAAACAAGACTGGTAGCCATTCGGGAGTGTGTCTTCAATACCCGTCTCGTGGCATTCCGAATCATCTCCGACCGTGAACTGTGGAAGTTGGATCTTGATCCCGATTACGGAGTTCCTTTCAAGTCTATGTCTCGCTGGTTGCAGACAATGTTCCCAAAAGAAGATGGACTCCGTTACGCCATCGAAGCCAACTCTACCCAAAAGGCGCTTCCTGCGGCTTCGATTCAAGACCTGGCAGCAATGAAACGGTGTAACGCCGTTCCTCTCGCGTCCAAGTTCGTCTCCGACACGTGCCGCAATGATCGGGAAGTGATAGAAGCGGCCAAGACCTCAACAGAGCGAGAGTTCCGCGATACCCTCAACAAGACACACGGGCAGAAGTTGGAAGCACCAGAGACTTTGAAGTTTACCTATCCATCCGGCGATGCCAGCCAAGTACGGGAGTTCCTTGCTTGGGTGGCAGACAAAGCCGATCTTGCGCCAGATGATTACGCGGGAGCGTTGCTGTATCTATCGATCAACGAAAACGAGGATCATGATGAAGTCAATCCATCCCATTCGTGAGGCTTATATGCTTCGCTTCGGTATACAGCAGACGAAAAGGCTTTACATTAATCTGCGCTCGGAAGTCCTGATGCAATTGTCGATGTGCAAGTCAGAAGAGGCGCGGCGCCTGATTCTCGGTGTGAGCCAATGAGCCAAGTCATCCGCGACTACATCCCTGCATTCCCGAAGCCAGGACAGATCAAGAAACACAGACCCATCGTAGAAACCTTACCAGATGGTCGCCAGGTCTGCTCTAAGCTCCCAGAAGGCCGCGAGGAGTACAACCGTCGCAAGCGGGAGATGTGGGAGCGCCAGGGTCATCGCTGCTGCTTTGAAGGATTCATTCCCGATTGCCCCGGACGGCTCATGTGGCACGAATGCACGTTTGACCACGAGGGCGGCAGGGGCATGGGTGGCAGCAAACGAGACGACCGCACGGAAATAGACGGCATATGGATCAACGGCGCGGCTCACCTTCTATGCAACGGGAAAGCCGGAAGCCACCATATCAATTACAACGAGAGGATACAGGCTAGAACTGTTCCAAAGTGAAGTCGCTAGAATAAAAGCTAGGACAGAAGTTCTCTATCATTTCTGTCCTTTATCTGTGCTCTTTCCAATTCGAATCATGTCAGTTTTTGTTAATTTCTTCACCATAGACTTTCTTTTGGACAGTTCCTTCTTTCTTTGCTTATTAGACTTATTGCCATTCATACGTCAATCCTTTCCTCGTGTTTTTGCTTTTATCAGGGGATGCAAATCGGACGCAACTTCCCCGTAGGTAAGTGGAAAACTACTAACCGTAGATCACCTCTCGGTGGGTGTTTTACCTACTACCGGAACCCCCGTATGGGTCCTTAACGGTGAACAGAGGCTTTGCACGGGAGGGGTGATTGACCTGCATGATTGACCCTGTTCGACGCCTGCGCTCCGGCCACCAAGCCGTGACGCAAGTTAAAGCGTCAACGACTTCCTTGCACGGGTATCAATCTTACGTACGTTCCACCCGACCACTCTCCACAGAGGGCCAGCATCCATGATCCACAGCTTACCTGGTTTCCCAGATTTAGGACTTGGTCGGAATTAACGTCGATCCCGGAGCGTAGGTTCGCCCAACCTCGACGCCTGCCTTTAGACAGGAATGTCGAGACGCATGAAAGCGGGAACCTTGACGCACTGCAACGAATTGTCATGGATGATTCCAATCTGCAATTCCTCGACAGTTGAAATATTAAACGAGGTGGTGTAGTATGTCAATAGCGGGGGTTGGTGGCGCATCCCCCTTTCCATTCTCTTCCTCGACAGTTGAAAATGGCCCCCGCGAAAGAAATCTCAGAGGCCGAACCTAGGCCATAGACGCAGTACCCGCCCTCGGCAAGACTTGGAACAAAGTCACCGAGGGCGGTCTTATTTGACCACCATCTTGTAATAGATCGAGCGTACTATTGTTGTGGAGGATTCCGCAGTGCATGAATCCCATGAAATCCTCAAGGTACTGGAACGTATCCTTCACGAGCTGAGAGAGATTCGCCGTGAGCTAAAACCCAAGCACATAACCGCATTTGAAATCAGGAGAATAACCATGTTCCCCATTGCCCCAGGATTCTCGCCTGTTTACACAGCCACCCCCATCCCTACAGGAACATTCCCCGCTCCGGGCAATCTGCCCGTCTGGACTTCCAGCGATACCACCAATGCGCCGGTCACTGCGGACGCTACGGGGCTGGTTGCAACGGTAGCAATCCCCGCTACGGCCATTGTCGGTACTTCGTTTACCCTGACAGTCACCTATACCAATTCCGATGGCGTGGTGGCTACTGGGACGCTGGCACAGACTATCGTGGCGGCTCCCCCCAGTGACATTACGGCTTTTAGTATTGCTCAGACAGCCTAAATCGTGGACGCGGGAACGGCTCCTTCCCTTTATTGGGTTGGAGCCGTTTGTTTTGGTAGGCCGTTTTGCGGAAGTAGAGCGATGTTCTTTGCGGGAAAGTCTATATATTACGTGCTTTACCATACGCTTTTGCGGCGCTTTCGAGTTCATCCAGCGCGACGTTTGGGTCCAAGATAAGGCGATACATAGCGTCGGCCAATTCGAGGACGGTTGGAACATGCTGGTATTCAAACTCCTTCACCGATGGCTTTTTGGGCCTCGCGATGGGTTTCGAGTCCTTTGGTTGAGCCTCCACCTTATCCTTGAGGACTTTCACCGCCTCTTGTCCATGGTTCTTAACAGCGTGGAGTACCGCTCCAGCCGTCACAGTCCCCGCAGAGAGCATCGCTTTGGCTTCTATGGGCGAATCTGCCAACGATAGAGCTTCGGTCACGTAGCGGGGTGATTTGCAGATGTGGGCGGCAATCTGAGCGACAGTCCAGCCAAATTTAACCAGCCTCCGGCATCCCGATCCGATCTCCCATTGCGTGAGCGGATGACCTGCATTGCTGGTCAGTGACTCGGCGGTGAGTTCGGCTTCGTCTCCGGTAACGCGGATGGCAGGAACGAAGACTTTGGTTCCCTCTTCCCACAGTTCCCGGCAAGCTGTCAGTCTGCATTGCCCATCTACCAGAGTAGTGATTCCAGAAACCTTGTCGTAGCGGACGCTGATTGCTTTGTCCACTCCACGAGCAAGGATTGATGCCTTGAGCGCAGCAACATGCTCCCTAGTGTCAGGGCTGAACATATCGCGAACATTCCAGCCTGTTTCGATGACTACTTCTCGTGGATCGAGGGCGCGGGACTCCGGTTTGTATGGTTGCGATCCCTCGGCACGATCAAAGCGTTCCCCTGGCGATGGCATGATTCTCTCCTTTTTGGTTTTAGTGCGATATCGCACCATTTAATAGGAACCGTAGTGCCTATTCAGATACGGTTCTCAAAAGATCCAGCAAAGCGCATACATTGCCAGCAGGATCATGCAGAAAATCGTGGTGTAGTTGATTCGAGAATTACGTTTGTATGCCGTATTCCCGTAGACGTTGGACAGTTGATAATCCTCACTCGGAAGGTTTTCAATGTCCGTGCGATGTTGCCATGCGGCCTCTTTGATGTTCATTGCGTAACCTTTGCAATCAAAGCGATAGCGGTAAAGATCATCATCCACGTCCAAATGCAAACCCCGAGAATTACGCACGCGGCCTTGAGTCTTGGGTGGTCGATGATAATCATTTCTCCTCCATGAGCTTCTTCACGGACTCCAAGCTGATCCGGTGAGGGCTTCCCTTGCCGCCAAGTTGAGATGATTTCAGGATGCCTTTTCGGATGTAATTCATAACGGTTTGAAAATGGACTCCCAGGATTGCGGCCGTCTCATCTACGGTGAGGTATTGCGGTGATTCGGTAGTTTCTGGCATTTTCCCCTCTCTTAATCTTGTAAAT